TCTCTGGTTAGTCTTTTAATCTCTTCAATGAATGTTGGGTCTTCTTGAATTAATGGGTTATCTGTGGACTTTACATGAAATTCAGTCCACAATCCATCTGATTTTTTTAACTTACTATTCTGACACGCTTCATAAAAATAACCAGACTTACTGAAAGGTGTTGATGTTAACCACACTCTCGCTTGAGTAGCCATACCAGAAGGTAAAAATGCTTTAAGTATATTGGTCTTAATGAAAGAACATTCGTCAGCTATTATACAGTGAGGTGAATAACCTCTGAGTGTGGTACCGTGCTCACCAGTAGCCCTTGTAATTATTTTTGACATACCAGTGTTATCTAAGAAGTTAACCCATAGTTCTGTCTGTGTATTTCTTACAACATACCCTTTAAGAAATTCATTATTCATTATTAGGCTTCTAATCCTATCATACATGATACCAGCCTGATTTTGTGTAGGTGCTGCAATAACTATAGTACATTCATGTTTAACAGTTTTTAACATAAGTGGTGCAAAGAATGCAAAGTGTATTGCTTTTACTGCAGTAGACATAGTTTTACCTACCTGTCTTCCAGAACGATATACTATAAATCTATCTTGACAGTCCACATACTTTTTATTATAATCAAAAACATCATGTCCAAGAAATATCTCACTAAACTTACTAGGTGTAGCAGCGCATTCTGCTATCTGTTGAAGTAGGTTTTGTCTCTCTTCTAAAACCTCTGCATCTGGTCTAGCCATTATTCATACTTCCTACCCTCATATTCTTCTTCAGGTATCCATACCCATTTACCCTGAGCATCTGGTCTGTATTTTAACTTCTTTTTCTTATGAAGAACAAGTCTTAATATTTGCATTTTATTAGCCATGGTGTATGTCAACTTTGTTTTCTCACTTGATTTTTTTGGCATGGTTTTTATCTTCCTATCTAATTCTTCTATCTCTCGTGTTAATTCATTTTCATCAGGCAGCTCCCATTCTGGTTCACCCCATATACCTTTTATCAAATCTCCTAATCCCATCTACCATCACCTCTAGTTTTTCTAGACTTTTTCCATTTAGGTATATAATATCCTATTGTTATACCACCAGCAAAATATGCCAAACATATGAGAGTGAATCCTAAGTCACCTAACATTAATCCCCACTCTTTTGAGCTTTTATTTGTCTGAATATAGATGATATATCTCCAGTCTTATCATCAATGGTTTTTTGTTCTGTTACGACTACCTTAGTGTTAAGATCATTAATTGATTTTACTACTGCTAGTAATGTGTTTATCTCAGACTTTGTGTTTCTGTCTGGTATATTACCATCCATTTTTGCCTGAGTTAATGCCATTAAAACATTTTCAAAAGATATCTTTGCTATCATATCAAGCATTGATTTTACATCTTCTGGGTTTCTAGTATCGAGTGAATTTATAATTTTAATATAATCATCCCTGATAGAACAGACAGCACCAGCTTCATATTTTGGACACTTTCCATTTCCACCTGTGTCTACTGATCTGTAAACACATTGGTCACAATATGCTGGTATGTTAGCATCTTTAAAATGCTTTGTAGAATTATACGGTGATATTAATTTTCTCTTATCAGCAGATACTATATTTTTTCCATCTATAGATTTAATTTTAAATAAATCTTCAGCCATTATATAACAATTAATGTTATCTACTTAATAAAGTTATCTGCATATGAGTTTAAATGCTTACAAATAGGCATGTAGTATAGTGCTATTGGTAGTTTCAATAATGTATAGTAATGTCTTTCTTGAACACCATGCCAGTTTATACCTATCTTTTCCATATTATCTTTATAGATATCACAATAGTATTTCAACACTGGGTCTGATATTTTACCATCTTTTCTAAAATCTATTTTTACTACGGAATTGTTATACCACACATCAAATTTTTTTGCCATTGCTGCAGATATCCAAAGACTGGTATCAACACTATCAAAACAATTCTTTGTTAGGTATTTCCCTTTACCCATACCATGATACTTCAGATTAGTTGGTAACCTTTTTATAGAATCTTCAGTGTCAAATCTACCATGCATTTTTCCTATACATATGTGGTTAGATTTACCACCTAAAAGACTTAGATGTTTTACATAGTCTTCTTCTAGAACTGGTAATGTGTTCAACCCCATATTCATTTCCTCTTTGAATATGTCATATGTCTGACTCATATTATTATCCACATAATATTGAGTTGCATACGTGTAATGTTCTTTCTCTCTCTTCAAAAAATCATAATATTTTTCTCGGTCTGTTTTAGAATTTGTTGATATGAATATATTGTCGAAACAATCTGAAAACGTTGATATATCATGAGAGTATTTGAAGGATATAAAAACGTTCTTAACACCACATTTTTGTAATGCATCTCTTGTGGCTTTATTATTTGTATGAAAATAGATTTTCATTCTCCAACAATCTTATGGCAAAGACACTCACATCTAAGTGGAGAATCTTTTTGTGCTTTTTTACAATCTACGTGGTCATGTGTTCTGCATTGAGGTGAAATATATCTTATCTTATTTGTCATCAAGACTCACCCTGTTATCAGTAAAACATTTTGTTGCATATGGACACATACCGTCACATAGAAAACACTTTGTTCTTTCTGGGAGAGTTCTATCTGTGAGAGACTCCTTTATCTCTCTAGATTTTCTAATCATATCCTCAAGAGTCTCCTCTATTGGCTGTAGTTTAAATGATATTACTGCTGGTTTATCCCTAGAGTCTTTCTCTATTCTGTTTGATACGTATACCACACACCCATAGTCTGCATCTATATCATAGCATTTTTTAAGTAATACTCTATATCTATTAATCTGGTCTTTATGTGAATCACTTGCTGATGATCTAGCCTTACTGAAATAGTCTATACTGCCAGTTGTTTTCTTATCACATATTACCCATTTGTCACCCACCTTTATCAAGTCATCTATACTTCCATAAATAATATCCATTTGCCTTGGGTCATCAACTGGTATCTCTAATGCCTCTGAATATGTCAGTGCTTCATCTCTCACATAGTCATATGCTAAGAACTTTTCATGATGTTCTGGTTCAGCCATCATAGAATTTGAATGAACGATCTGACCAAACCATAATGATTTTACATCTTCAGTACTTACACCAGTACTTGGCTCAGTCTTTTTATAGATAACATTTCTCATACAGGGTTTAATAATATCTGAGACGTGAATCTGTCCTAGTCTTTCAGTACCTAGAGCATCTACTTGTGCTCTTCTCCAGTGAAAATATATCTCATCGTTAATATCGCTTAACTTAATCATAAGGTACTTTACGTACGCCTATATATAAGTCTTACTAGTAACTACCTATGTTTGTACAATCGCAACCTTCTACATCACAAACTGTGTTTCCCTCATGGTCTTTTTGTGGGTGTTCACATTCTGAGCATGTTCCACTTGCTACTATTTTTATATCGCTCATTCTAATAACTCTCCTCTATTACAAAGTTAAAAGTTTTTGTTTGTTCTGATATTTCACCACTACTATCTTTTAACTCTACTTCACCTGACCAATTTCCAGCATTGGCTATTGCTGTATTGGCTGTTGTTAATGTATAACTAATAATTCCACTACCTCTAGTGACAAAAGTAATAGCACCGTCTATAATAAGTGTTCCGTCAGGCTTCCATACCTTCCATTTACCTGAATTATATGTTACAGTATTTGAGAGGTTTTTGGCTGCACCAGCATCATCAGTTATAGTTAACTGTAATGTAGGTCTACTACCTGATTTTACTCTAAATTCTGTTGCTCTTCCTATCATATTCATGCTACTCATTATGAACCACCTTTAATCCGTTTGTCACGTTTATAAGTTTTGACATTCTTATCTCTATCGTTTATCTCTACAGATTTATCCTTATCATGGGTCTTTTCACTCTCACTTCTATCATATATATCTTGAGTCTTATCTCTGTCATGAATCTTTAGTGTCTTTGTGATTCTAACAGCACCATCTTGTAGTAGTTTTGCTATTGGTTCTGATACACTGACACCTTCAGTAATTATTCTTAATAATGTTCTTATCTTTTGTCTGAATGTTTGGATTGATATTGATTCTACGATAACATATACTTTACCCATTGCTTCAAGGTCAGTACTGATTATACTTATCACCTCATTAACCTTTGGTATGATGTGTTTAAAGTTCTTAATCACTTCAGTTATGGATATGGATTCATTAATGATTCTGAATATTGCTCTTAATCTTCCAACTGTTTCTGATACTTGTATTGTATTGTTAATAACTCTGAACAAACCTCTTACTGGTATAACCACTTCAGCGTAATTGATTGACTCTGATACTCTTCTTAAGATGTTTCTTATTCTTATTCTTGTTTCTGAAACACTTATACTCTCATTCAATACCCTCTTCAATACTCTTAGTTTCTCTCTGAATGTCTGAACTGATACAGATTCATTAATTAATCTAGTTAACACTCTTAACCTATCTATTGTCTCTGGTATTGAAATACTATTGTTTATTATTCTGAATATACCTCTCAATTTTATAATAGATTCACTGATGTTTAATGAGTTGTTAATAATTCTCAACATTCCTCTAACTCTTAATCTTGTTTCAGATACACTGACAGATTCTGCAACACGTCTTAACATTGCACTTAGATGTATTTGTGTTTCTATTACTTGGATTGATTCTGTAAATGCTCTTGTCCAACTCATTCTCAATGTCTCATTATATTGTATTGTTTCTGCAATAACTCTCTTTAATGCTCTGAGTTTCTCTCTGAATGTTTGTATGGAAACTGACTCATTAATCAATCTAGTCAATACTCTTAATCGTATGACTGTTTCAGCATATTGTATTGTGTTGTTAATAACTCTAGTCAATACTCTTAGTCTTACTAATCCCTCTGATACACTTAATGAATTATTAATGATTCTAAATATACCCCTTAACCTTATGATAGACTCTGATGTTTGAACAGTGTTTGTGATAACTCTGGTTATATCTCTTAGATATTTTACAGTTTCACTATAGTTGATAGTTTCAGCTATTACTTTAAACATTGATCTTAAGAATACTTTTCCTTCTGAGATGTTTTGAGTCTCTGCTTGGTGTTTTACTAATACCATTAGTTTGACATATTCCTTACCTTGCTGGAATACTGATGATTGGAATAAGGCTTGGAATATTCTAGCTCCACCTACATTAAGTATATCATTAACACGTTTAATTCTACCACGTATTGTCTTTGTTGCAGTTGCAATCTGTAACGTTTCACCGATTAATCTGATTAATATTCTACCTCTTGTTCTAAAGGTTTGGACGGATATACTCTCTGCAACTAATCTTCTTAATGCTCTTCTTGGTACAAGACCTGTGACTATACTTAATGATTCGCTAACTAATCTCACCATCTCTCTTGCTCTTAATCTAAAGGTTTGAACTGAGATTGATTCTGCTACTAGTTTTCTCAATGTTTGTAATCTTATAAATGAAGTTGCTATTGATACTGATTCTGTTACTAATCTAACTAATCCTCTTGAACGTAGTCTAAATGTTTGTACAGATATAGACTCACCTAGGTGTCTAATTAACTCTCTTGCAAAGTTCTTTGCTTCTGTAACCTGTATAGTCTCTGCAAATATTCTACTAACTGCTTTTCTAAATCCTTCTGATACACTTACACTTTCATTGATGAATTTACCCAAACCTCTAACCATTGCAATCTCATATCCTTGTTGGAACACACTTCCTTGGAATCCGTTTGTTTGGAATACGCCCAATCTTGTTCTTGCAACATTAACTGTTTCACTAATTATTCTTAATAATACTCTTGGTGCTACTCTAAATGTTTGGACAGATAT